AGCAGTATTTGTAAGAAGATTTAGGGTATTACCAAAAGCAAGTGTTCCACCACCAATGCCTGTATAAGCAATAAGAGTACAAGCACCAAAATAACCATTTACGTAACCATTACCAGTAGAAACAGACCCACCAGCAGTAGTATCTACAGTTACAGTATTCTGAGATATGATTGTTAGTAACGTGTTGGTTTTTATCAACCAAGAACCAAAGGTATCTGTATTTGCTACATTGGCTACTGAAATAGTCATATGTTATTTCTGCCCTACTAATTGTCTCAATAGAGACTTGATTTCTTCTATGTCATTTTTCATATTTTCATTTTCATCAAGAAGTTTATTAATCTTAAGCTTCTGTTCGCGTTCTTCTTTATATTTATTCAACTCGTTATGGTTAGTATTGAGTACAGCATTACTATGTTTGTGCCTAATCAAATCTTTATTATCTTTTACTTTTAGGAAATCATTCATATCATACCTGCAGAGCTAAACAGCGCATATCCGCCATCTTAGGAACGATATGATAATTATTTGATACTAATACAATTTTTACAGCAAATGTTTTGAATGAATCAAATATACCATCATCGGCCGTCATATATCTAACAATATTACTATTGTTAGCATATTTAAATGCACCTGTTTGGGATTGTAAACCAGGTATAATCCCCACTGAAGCATTTGATGATGTTATTGAAAGATTTGAAGACACAATCAAAAGTGATGAATTTACTATATCTGTTATCTGTCTAACATTAATCTTTCCACTTGTATTATCATTTACATAAATGAATGATCCTGCCGAAAATGCTGAAGTTGAACTTACATTTACCGAAGCTGATGTACTATTAACAGTTGCAGAATTTGCAATAATTTGTACAGAAGATGGTAAATCATAAATCAATTCAACATAATCATTTGTATTGACAAGACTACTAATCAATGCACTACTTGTTACTTCAGTCATGGCAGACCAATCTTTAGATTGGAATGTACCAGCATCAGCACCAGATAAAAATTTCCCATAAACTTTAAAATCTGTTCCAGGTGGTCTATAAGCTGTAACATAACAAACAAGATCTTCTGCATCTTGCTGTTCGGCAAGAATTACGTTTTTGGAAATATATCGTGTTGAACTTGAACTTATACTACCAGTTTCATTGAATGCAGTAACAGCTGAAACATTAGCATAAATTGCTTGTGTGGAATTATAAATTATTGTATTGGCTATACTAAATTTAGCAATAGAAGAAGAATTTGAGGATACAACATTTGTAACATAAATTATTGTTGAATTGGAAAAGAAAATTGTACCATTAGCAGTTACTGTTGCATTGGCCTGTTGAACAGTATCACCTATTATAAAATTGCCGTTTGTATTTGAATATGACATAATATACCCGTTCATAGCCGTTTCTGGGTATACAAGATTGTGAATTGTGGTAACAGAATTTCTAATTGTATCAATATATGGTGTTATTTTTGTATTTGATGTTCCTAATTGGGCTGTTACAGTAAGTGAACTATTGCCAATACCAGCTGTAGGTGGGTTTGCAAATTCATTGCTCCTAGACATAATAACTCTCGTTTTATCAACAAAGTCATATGGTATTTCATTTGCTATATCATATGTTTGACTATCACTTGTTCTACTTGAATTATTTTGTGTACCTGAAAAAGCCCAGTCAATATTTGTTCCATTGATCTCAATATCGGGAATAGTAGTTGTAATATTTTCGTATTGAATATCAAGAATGTCACTAATAACAGCAGAGGCACCAGAAGTTCTTCCAATAATAATAGCCCCATTACAACCAGTAAAATTAGATGTAGCATTTGCAGTTACAGAAGATATTGTAAGGATTTTGTTATCACCCCCCGTAATACTGGAAAAGTTACCGGTGAGATTAGCATCATTTTTTACTCTACCAATTATGGCCGTATTATCCGTAAATGCAACAGTACCGGCTAATGTAAGAGTTCTATTGGGTGCATCAACTGCACTAATTTGAAGAATTTGAATATTTGCACCAGTATTTTTACCTATGTAAATATAATTGCCAACTGTAAAATCAGTTGTATATGTTGTATTGGCGTCTGGTACTGTAATCACATTGCATGCCGATGATGTTGTAACAGATTGATTAGCAAAAGAAGGGCTGGCTACAATATTATTGGATGTTACACCTCTGAGAGTTCCACCAGATGTTGAAAAAGCTCCATATGTATTAGACAAAAGTACTTTTGTAGTATTTGCAAAATAAACGGTACCATAAGCTGTCGCAACAGATAAACTAGCAACATTAGTTCCAGCCGGTTGAAAAACTTTTTCACCAACTGTAAACGTATTGGATCCACCAATTGTTAGAGAGGCTATTTTAAGATAATTATTTGATACAACAAGTTTTTCTTGTTTTAGATAAGAACCAATTAAATTTGTAACTACCAGATTATCTACTGGTCCATTCTTAAATACAGCCGTTGCTGTAGACGAAGTAAAATTGGCTACATAGGCTTTATATTTCATACTTTCATTTTGAATTGGTGTAAAATTCAAATCATTTGAAGAGATAAATAAATTACCAAGTTGATTATTGGTATAGATTGGTGATTTAGTTGCTACATCTGTACCGCCTAACGATGCTATCCAAATATTGTAATCTGGATTACCACCCTCGGGTATAACAACAATAGCAAATTGCTCATTTGTTCTAAGCATTACCGGTGTAGCAAATTCAAATGATGTTGCAACTGATGCATCACTGCTAACAACTACACTTGCTGAATCCAAAACTTTTGAAGCATATGGTAAAACTTTGGTAGTTGGGGATCCATTATCTGTTTCTCTAATTTGTAATTCAACACCAAAGATACTAGATTTTTTTTGGAAAAAAAGATCAATCTTTGTTAGAAAAACTGCTTCAACACCAGTTGAAGGTTCATTGACAATGAATGTTTGTGCGATTGGTTTCATTTATATTATACTCTATGATTGGTAAGCTGCTTATTATTTATCTATGTTTTTTTAATTATGTTCCTTGCGCTGCAAATTCAGTCCATGTCAAACCAGATGCTCTGAATCTTGCATCAATACCTGGATCAAAATCCGCACCAACTTGTGATATACTCAAAGGAAAATTTTCTGGTGGGCAATGTGGATTTTTAATAGTAGGATCAAAATAATTCCATGTGTTTGTAGAAACTTGAGTTTGTTGAACGGTTCTATTTAATTTTTCCTCTTCCACATTTATGGTACCAGCTCTAACTTGTAAATTTGATTTACTTTTTTGAATCGATAACGCAGAACAAAATAAAGTTGTTGATGATTGAGTAGTAACAACATTTTCACCAACAGTTAAATCACTAATATCAGTGATTCTAAACTCAAGTTCACCAGACTTAAATAATCCGGATGGAATAGCTATAATACCATAGACAATACCTTTGCTATCAGAGAATAATGCATTTCCCCAATCCGATATTGCAGTAAATTGAAAATTGCCATTACTTCTGGAAATATATACCAACTTACCAGCATCGGTAAAATTATTTCCGCCTGAGGGAACTAATGTACCGGTATATGGTGTGAGAGGAAGACAGTCTTGATCCATTATAATACTATCAAGAAAAACATGTAGTCTTGTATTTGGTTTCATACCTCTAGCATAAAAGAAAACTTGTCTAGCTGGAACAAATGGTTGCACAGACACATTTGTAACATAATTACCAAGTTCAACATTTGTTTCTGTAGATTGAAATGCAAATGATTGATTAATTTGTTGTTGTTGTTGTGCAAGTGTAGTTACGGTAGTCGATTGCCAATTTTGGAATTGACCGTGGCCTGTACCATATCCAACAGACGTTATACCAGAACTAGAATCTGAACCAACGACTTGACTTGCTCCATAGTCAGTCCAATTACCATATTTTGTTCCAAACATTGATCTTAGACTATTAGCTAGATTAATAAAATTTGAAGAAAGATCAAGATTACTATTAATTACAGGACCTTGTGTAATATCAGAATCTAAAATACCTGGTGGATCGAGTGTTACAGTACCACGATAATTATAGACATTACCTTCAATACAATTTCTAATCTTTGAAGCATAAGGTTGCTGTTGATTAATATTATTTGATGTATAAGGTAACATAATTACGCCGTTTTTATTTACAGCAGTAGATGCAACAGAGTCAAATTGCATACTAACTGTTTGTTGGCGAAAGTATGGTCTAGCCTCAGTTTTAATTTCATCAATAGCAATTCTGTATGCTGGATCATTGGTATTACCAATAGTATGATTCTTAAATGGATCTACAAGAATACCATTCTTAAATCTGTTTTGTCCAGTAGCATCACTACGAACTAAAAGTGATGATGTTGCCTGCTCAAGTAGCGATAATGATGTATAATATTCTAATCTGTCAATACGTTTGTTGATTTTATTAATATCAGCCATCGTATAACGTTTGGTTTGCATTATTGAAGTTTGTACTGCATAATCATAACGATTAAATTTACGTGCTTCTGTAGGAGTAAGTGAAGGATATGGTGCTACAGCCGCAATACCTATAGTCATTGTACCAGGTACTTCCGCTGGAGGAGACGGATATAAATTAGGTACACCTTCGGTTATTAAAATATCACCACCAGTGGTCAATGAGATTCTATCTTTTCTTGGCAAATAATAGTCAATCTTTGATTGATAATTAGTACCAGGTGTTGGTATGTAAGATCCATTAATACTGTATGCAAATAAAGTAAGTGTGTTTGAAGGATTTATAGAAGCTGCTCCAGCAGATGCGGCATTTGCAATAGCAGTATTGGTTGCATAAGGTCTAAAGTCTATACTGTCTCTTAAATCATATAAAATGCCCACAGTAGAATTATATTGTGGAATTTGATATATTTGAATTGCTTGAGTATTCGATGTATTAGCATCATCAATTGGATATGATGCGGCTGTAAAGAAACCAACACCTTGTGATGGCGACGCTATAAAATTATCAACGGAAACAAGTAATGTAGAATTTGGCGCAACTGGAGCAGATGCGGACAAATATGCAAGATCATAATATCCATCTCTTTGACCATTATCTAAACGAAATGATGTTGCTCTATCTGGATTCGATGTTGAGTATGTACCACCAGTTTGATCTATATAAACAGAATTTAGTTTTAAAACATCGGGAATTCCTAAACACCATGGCCCTGTTGTTCCACCAGCATTTGTATTTGCTTGAATTTTAATATACGTTGATTTGTTTATATTTTTAGCAACAGGTATTGTACCAGAACGCAATACATCAAAATATACTGCAGTAGCAAAATCTGTATTACAAGTCTCGCCCAATGAAATATTTGCGGTTGTAGAAGATGTAATATTAATTGTTCTATTGGGAGATTGAAAACTTATCGGTACACCCGCAGGAAACGTTTTTTGGTGTGATAATCCAGATGAAGTAAATGCAAAGACCGAATCAACAGCCATAGACGTATTATTTGCAATTGTTTTAATCAACTTGGTTGCAGTATTGCAATAAAAATAATCACCGGCTCTATAATCAGTAAGAAACGATGTTGAAGAACCGATTACATTTACTGAAGTAGTATTAACCGAAACAGTGCCTGTTTTAGAAGTAGTATATCCCGTAGCTGATGGAATGACAAGGAATGATGCTTCTGAAGTTTGTGAAAGAGTGCCATTGCTATAATTAAATGTTTCTGTACCAGTACCCAGTGCGCTAGGAAGGGTCAAAGATAATAAACCGCCCGCAGATCCTAAGAAATTAGCTATTGCTCTATTTCTATACACATATTGTGCAGTATTTGAAAATCCTTGTGGTCTTATTGCTTTTTGACCAAAGGCATAAATTAATGTTTCACCCAACGATTCTTGAATTTTTGCAACATTTACGCCGGAAAAATCTTTATCTAAAACAATGTCACAGACAGCTTTTAAACTTCCATCATAATATATTGCGCTTCTTACATCTTGAAGTTTTTGACCTGAAAGTAGTTTAACATTAAAGATATAAAGTATATAACTAGCATCAACACCCGGTGTCCCAGAATTATATGCTACACCTCGAATATAAGCAGTACCAATTTTTGTACTAGATGAATAAGAAGTACTTAAAAACGTTTTACCGGTAATAGCTGTTTTGGCTACACTGTGAAGTTCTATTTGGACAATATTATCATTATTAAAATCACCAACAAATTCTGTTGCATTAAAATAATAACCAAAGTTTGCCGTAACAATTTGATTAGTAACAGTATCGTAGTCAGAAGCTTTACGAAGATCTGATGTATTATTATTGATAAATTCTACTCTATACCCTTTAACATAACCAATACCGGGCGATGATACAATACTCAAATAGTCTGTATTTGATGTATTTGATTGATATGTATATTTTTTATCAGTACTTAAAAGAAATGGATTTACAATATAGTCACCATTGGTTTCAAATGTACGACGTGCAGTGTCTTTTGCTAAAGCAGCATATTGTGGGTCATTTTTGATTGAAACAGGCAAACCATTTTTAAAATCACACAACGAAAAGAATGCCGTGGTATTTGCAATATCGATTGTATTTCTTACAACCAATGTCGGAATAAGCTTTAAACGATGTGCTCCAGGTGCATCATAATTTGGAGAACCAGCAGCATTATCAAGTAGTGATGTATCAATTTCGGGTGTTATAATTTGTTCGTCGGCCTCAAAACCAACGGAAACACCATCGGGCACATTACTATATTTTGTAACAACAAGAGTTTGTGGTTCAACTCGAATGAAGAATCCTTTTTTAAAGATTACACCTTCAGTCGTGGTAAAACCATAACCCTGACCTGAAGAATTAGAAACTGTAGCAACAGTTACATTTCCTACATTTACATTTGATGAATTGACAATTTGAATTATTTCTGCATTAGCAAATGTACTTTGTTGTGTACCATTTGCAAAAATTCCAGAATTTAGATATTTCAAATATAATGTATTTAGATCCGGGTCATATGATTCATATCCATTTATTGTATTTACAATTTTGGCTTGCAAACCGTTTGAATTAATAGCAATTTTATCAATAAAATCACTAATACTTGAAATTGCGGAATTGTTTGCAAAATTATCTTTGATTTTTACATAACTATAAGTACTGTCAAATGTAAAAGCACAACCTTCAATAACAGATCCTTCTTTAAAAATATGTCGACCAAATTTGTCAATTTGATCTTGCATGATAGTTTGCATTTGGTTGAGTTCACGTGCTTGAACCGCAACAGCCGGTCTATACAATATACGATAAAAGTTTTTTGTTACATCATAATCGTCAAAATACGGCTTACGTGCAAGATCTGTATCTAGTGCCATTCTATCCTCTTAAATTAAAATTTGATAACAAGACGAATTTCTTCTTTATTTGTAGAAGTACGAGTTACCGGTGCAAAACTTTCGGAATAAATCAATTTACCTGAATTTCTAACTAAATCAGGATTCTTTATTAGCAAATGATTATTACATGTAGCAGAAGCGGCGGATGTAAGACCAACAATAGAATTTAATCCTGCTTGAAAATTACTTGCGCTTGAAACATCACTCAAAACAAGAACTGGATAAACGGCGCTTATTGTAGCGGTCGATCCTAATCCATTATTTATGGTGTGAGTAGTACCAAAAGATAGAATTTGACTTATATTTGTGAGTTTTATATATGTTGTATTAGCAAATACACATATACCATTAGCATTTGTTGATGTATCGGTGACAGTTTGACCAACCGCAAATGATCCACTCAAAGTTGAAATTACCAAATCTTTTTCATAAGAAGAAGAAATAACTCTACCTGTAGCTAAAGAAATGTCTTGCTGAACATATTCATTATCAACAAATACTCCTGTATTTGCAGTTAATGTTATTCTAGAAGTTTGATTAAATCTCAAACCAAATGATGAAGTCACATCTTTTGTACCATTGGCTGTGTAAATGCTTCCCACGGTAGCATAAGCATTTACCACACTATCATACATTATATCACCGTTGGTAAATTGACCAACAACATTACTCATAAAGTAAACAGTATTACTAGAAATCGAAGTTATAATACCAACGGATCCTGAATTAGCTTGTGTAACAATTTCTGTTGTATTACCAACAGGAAAATATATTGTATTTGCAGTTATAACATTGGATGTAGAATTGGAATAATACCCATGAATTGTATTGGAAATGTTAAATGTCCCTTTAACATTTTTCAACTGAAGGAATGATGAATTACCATATACAACAACACCAGCAGCATTGGTTGTAGACTGTAAAACAACTTCACCTGGTGTCCATCCTAGTGTTGTTGAATAACTTGAAGCATTGAGTGTAAAATTAGCACGATCGAAATCGGTAAGTGTAACTTTAATATCTTTAAATTGTGGATTTTGTAAAATGCCTACTTTTCTATAAGACCCATAACCTAAAATATCATAACTTTCATTTGCAATGGTATCAAATACTACATCAACACCAACATATCTACCACCGAGTTCTCGAACTGCGTCATAACCATGACCATATACCGGGGAAATTATTGCTCTAGCTGTTGCATTTGATCCATAATTTGTATTTGCATATATTGTAACATTTGCCTGAGTATATCCGGTACCGGGATTAATCATATCAATACCCGTAATATTATACAAAGAATTTACAGAATTATTTACAATTGCAATTCCTGTGGCATTTGTGCCATCACCTGTAATTTTTATAGTTGGTCCAATTTGATATTGTGTTTGATCATTTGGCAAATTCATTTTTGATACAATAACGGCATTACCACTGACTGCCCCACCTGCAGTAGTTCTAAAGAATGTGGGATATCCAAGTTTGAAAATACCCGTTGGGTTACTAATTGTTATATTCGGGCTAGTTTCTATAGATGATATTTGTGAAAGTTGTAATGATGATTCACCACTTACAAAAAATTGTGTATTACCACTATTTGTAAGCCATGTTCCAACAACTCCAGATAAGATTGCAATTGTTGAATTAGCAAAAGCAACAATACCATTAGCACCTTGTACAACACGACTTACATCAGTCATATCAACTTTTTCACCAACAATAAATGGTGTTCCGAGAATTGATGAATTTGATATTGCAATTTTAACTGATGTGAGGTTTGTATTTGAAACAT